CGATCTACTCTTTCGTAATTATTATCTTTTAGAAACTTATTATAGCTTTGTTTGCTAGTAAAATACCCGTGTTGGTTCTGTACACCTGACCACATATTATCTGGTTGCATTGAAGTTAATGGAGGTAATACCTCAAACATTTGTACACACTGACATTTAGTGCAAGAGGTTTCTATGAGATAATCATCAGGACACTTAGACATAACTATCTCTCTTACACTAGAACAATATAAACATTTTATATCGAATAATGGCATATTATTGTATACCCCCATTCATCTGACCAAATATTGCATTTATTCCACTTTGCTGTGCTAAGTCGCCTGCTTGTGGTGATTGCTGCACAATTTGTGGTTGCTGTTGTTGTCCATCAATCTGTTGCAATGGAGGTTGAACTACAAGATCGAAGTCAAAGAATCTACCAACATCTTTATAACCAAATGATTCCATTACCCAAGCAAATAGTTGATTGAAATCTATTTTAATAAGTCCTGCTTGAACTAATGGAAGAGATTGCATAGCTTGCTGCCATATTGTCATCCTCTGTTGTCTATCAACCATAGGATCAACTTTAGGAGAAGCTATTGATTCCATTGAAACATCCATCTCTTCTTTAATATCTGAAGATGAAAGAGTTTCCCAATTCACTCCTTTAAGCCCAAGCAAAGCAACAACTCTCTCTGTTCTGTAATTATTTTTTATATGTTGTAGAACTTGTACTCCTACCTTACGAACAAATTTATCTATCGCTTCGGCTCTATCATCCAATTTCAATCTAAATAAACTTGTTCTAGTCTGCACTTCTCCCTGGGTAGTTCTTGATGGGAGTTGTCCGCCTGATATTAAAGCATCTGAACCTGTCATTTGTCTTACGTCATCTTTAATCATTCCTTCAACTACTAACGTGTCTTGAGACATATTAGCTTCTTGAATTGGAAGAATTGCATTTTGAGCTTTTACAAAAATTACAGTTCCATCTTCACCTTGAACAAGTTTATTAGCTTCTGTAGTATCAAGTTGTCCTTCTACTGCTGTATACTTTCTGTTGAATCGTCTTCGGTGTTCAAAAGCAGATGTCCTTACCCTATTAAGTTCAAACTGCTGATCCTCGATAGTATAAGGAATACCGACACCATAAAGATCATCCTGCAATGGGATATAATCAACTTTAAGATATGGAAAATTATCTATGTATTCATATGGCCAATCTTTCTCAAGCAATGGTTCAGGTACGTTATCAGCAAAAATATAATACTTACGATGTTTCTTATCCCAAACTTCGTAACAAACTACTAAATCATTTTCAGGAAATGCTTGAGAAACTGTACCAAATCCTTGAGCGTTCAAAGATTCCATACTAGCATCAGATAAATTATCAAACACAGTTGATTTGGTTCCTGGTGTATAAAAACCTTTCTTTATCTTTGTGATAACCGACGGATTGTATCTTGTGTTAGCACATACGTCTTGCAACGGTTTGAAGAAAATCTCTGCACACCACCTTGCAGTTTCGAGATTGTTCTCCGAAGCTGTCGGATCAATAAGAAAATGCAATGGACAAATACGCTTGACGAATGGGGAGTCTTCCTTGATGTATGACGCATAATCTATAGCTCCGTCTGATTTCTTTGCTGCCTCATCTATTTCAAGAGCATAACCAACTTTAACTATTCCGTGTCCAATAATTACACAATCGTAAACAGAACGTTTAACTTGTGCGTGCATTTCTCTTTGTTCATATTCATAGTTAAGAATTTCAGATTGCAATGCGGCAACTTTATCCTTTTCTGGTTTACGTGGTTTACAAATGAATTTAGGATTCTGAGACATCAGAAATGGAACAATATTAAGTACATTTGACATTGTTACATTAACTGTAATTCTGTCTCTAGCTTGATCTGATGAAGGGTCAGTCTCAATCATATCACGCCAATGTATACCGTTATACATTGAGTAAGCGCGTTTCCAATCCTTGTCGTATCTTGATTGTCTCCATTTTATAGTTGATGCAATTCTAGTTAGCCATATGTTATAAGTTGTATCTCCCGTTGCAGTCTCTTTCTGAATAGAGTTATACTTAGCCTATTGATTAACTCCTGGCATTGTTACTGCTTTACTGTATGGTACAACTTTACTTTTATTCACTTTTTAATACCTTGAATATTTAGACTAAGTGTAAAACTAGCGCAATCATCAATCTCTGATTCCCATCTACTAAATTTATGAAATCCTGCATTATGAAGTAAATTAATTAATTTTTCGTCTGTAAACAAAGCGTGATGGAAATCATACTCATCAATCTGACCACCAAATATGTATCCCTCTAACATTGGATGTTCTATAAAGTCGTGTATAAGTTTAGTAAAATCAGGGACAGACACTTTAAGTATTCCACCTACTTTTAAAACCCTGTTCCATTCTTTAAGAACTTGCAACGTCTGTCTATGTGAGAAATGCTCAAGTATATGTGAAGCTCTAATCTCATCTATGGTATTATCTTCATAGTCAAGCGGATAGACAGATAAACCAAATTTATTATCTACATTTGTATAACCATCTATTAATTTGTCTTGTCCACTCCCAAGATTGAGTTTCATCAGTATGATCTCCTAGTAAATGATTCTCTATTTGATTTTGATTTATTCATATTTTGAAGATGCCATTCAAATGAGAATCTAGGAGGATTCTTTGGTTTAATTGGTTCTCTTGGAATAGAAACTTGTCTAACCATTTGAACTGCAATCATTGCACTAATTACTAAATCATCGTGTTTTCCTGGTTCTGCTTGTGGTTTACCGTTGATGAGAACGAATGATTTCATCTGTGACAATAACTTTTTAGATTTAATAAGAATATCACCATTGTTAATTAATACAGTGAAATCATTAATCATCATCTGTCTGGTTTCTGGATTAGTTATCCAACCATATCTGACATTAGTTTCTACGACAGTTTTGAGAGGATTAATTTTATAATATAAATTAGGATAATGGTAAAAGTTAACAAGTTTTTCCACTGCCGCATAACCACCTTTATCATTTATTTCACATCCAATCAACGCTTTATTGTAAAGTAAACCTAGGTAATTAAGCACACCAGCAAAATGCTCAGGAATAATAATATCACTAAAGCAAGCAACTTCTTCCATCTCAGGAAGTTTGATAATATAAGCTGATGATTCATCACCTTTAGGAATTCCTTGTGCTCCATCTGCTCCAATCGTGTATATAATTCCTGGTTGTGGAGCTTCAAAGATGGAAAGATGTCCATACCTTGCTTCGTAAAACTTATTAGTTGCTTCTTTGATGTCATCATCGTGATGGTATCTGTAATTATTACTTTTTACTTTGTTAGTCTCAAGATATTGCTCCATCTCAAGAATCAAGTCAGCAGAGAAAACACTATCAGCAGAAAAAGCAAATGCGTCTTGTACTGAAGTGGGGTACTCTTGTTTGAATTTAGTTTTATCTCCACTAAGTTTTTTATCAATCTGGTATCTACGCCAAGCAAGTCTACAGTATGCTTCGTGTTCTATATCTGATTCTGTATTTATTTCTGGATGCCAATAGTTGATTTGTTTAATTATTTTATTTCGTTCTTCTAGTTCATCTCCATATTTTGAATCTTTAATTTCGCTTAGATCAAAGTATTCAGATGGAGAAATTTCTATCCTATAATCTTCCATTGATACCCAAGATATGAATATCTTTCTAAATCCATTATCTTGATCGTCCCATACTTCCTTAGCGTAATTGTCTCCCTTTGGTGTTGTTTCAAGAAATACTTTAGTTTCAGGATCATCAGCAATTGTATTAAGTAAAGAATCCATTTTGTCTTTAACATCAATACCCAATGCCGGATACATAGAGAACTCAGTCAATAACGCAATCTGATAAGTCTTTGATCTTCCTAAGTTTTCTGTATCAATGGAAAATGTATCTATTACAGAATCGAGTCCAACTTCTCCTGTCTTCTCAGCAACTTCTAAACTATTTGCAAAATGTATTTGTTTTCTGTTCATTATGCGAACAGATGGTTTTAGCAATTGTTCTGATCTGAGATAATAACCTTGAATCTTAGAGCCTAGTCCTGTTGCTGCAACTTCGTCT